GGAATTTGGACTTATTCAAATCCAATGACTGAGGCATTAAATCAAATTAAAAGACCTAAAGCGGCTGTTTTATCATCTTCTTCTGGAAGCTATCGTTATAAAACTTCTTTTATTAATACGAATCCAGAGATAAAAAGATTGGGATTAAGTATAAGAACGGATTATTCAAACGGACAAGGAACAGTATCTATTTCTGATGTTGTTATTGTCCCGGAAAGATATTATGTATCAGATAAAATAAAGGCACGATTCTCAGAAGATTTTGCATCGTGCAATGAAATTATAGAATTATGATTTAGAGCTTGAATTATTTAAGCTCTTTTTTTATTTAAGGAGGTGTTTTATGGCTTACTGGATTAATGATGTTGGAAATAGGAATAGACCAGATTTAAAGGAATTTTATTGTGATTCAGAGAAAGATATTACTGGACTTCCAACAAGTAAGAAAAAGGGTGTAGTAACAAGTGCGACAGATGAATCACAGATTGGGAAATGTTCAATTGGATCATCTTGCTTTGTAATTGATAAATGCAAATTATATATCTTAAATAGTGAAGATATTTGGAAGGAGGTTTAGAATAATGACTGATTTTAAACTTTTAGAAATAGCAAAAAAGTATACAGATAAAAAAGTCGGTTCTTCTTCCCCTTCTACTCCATCTACCTCTAATTACGATGATTTAAAAAATAAACCATCTATTAATGGAAAAGAATTAACAGGTAATCTTTCTTCGGATGAAATTGGAGTTTCAAGCAAAGACCATAATCACGATGAAAAATACGCTTCTAAGGACTCAGAACACGCTCATTCTAATAAAGAGATACTTGACTCAATTACAAAAGAAAAAATAGAAGAATGGGATAAGGAATTAAATATAACAGTAACGGATGATGGGACTTTAGTAATTGATTGAGGAGGTGAACTATGACAACAACTATAAAACAAGCGAATATTAAAGGAACTGTTTACACATTAGAAGATACAGAAGCAAGAAAAGATATTTCTACTTTAAAAGCAGCAATACATGACGTTTTAAATAATACTCCTCGTGTAGAAACAATCAAAGACTTTTATAATTTTAAAAGAACTGGTAAGGTATATAGAACAAGAATTTGGTTATTTGCCACCAACCCTACCTCTACTGGTACGAAACTTTTAGATAATGCAGGACTTGAATTTACCCCTTCTACTGACACTGTTGAAGGTAAAGATGATTATTTAAATGGACAACATCCATTATTTGAATGGGTAAATTGTAATTATAAAAGAAATGATGATGGTTCACCATATCCTACTGCTATCGAGGGGGATGAAAATTTTTCATTTACAGGCAATGTGGATGTTGGAGCTATGCAAATGTCTTTTTATTATGATTTTCAAGTAAATCAAGATGAAGGATATGCAGATGTTACAATTTCTGATATGAGAAATCCATTAAGAACGGATGTACAATTAAAACCTTGGAGTGAATGTGTTACCGCTGATGGAGAAGTATTGCCTTGGTGTATTGGTAGTAAATATTATGCAAGTATTGGCGATGATGGGTTTTTACGTTCTGTAAAAGATGGTAAACCAGAAACTTTTACTTCTTATAATAAAATGATGACTGAATTCCCAAAAAAAGGAAAAGGTTATCATGGTGCTGATGCAGAACATATGACGTTTCAATTTATCTTTAATGTGATTAAAGGTGCTACAAAAGATTCTCAGAGTTTATATAAAGGATGTACGAATTATAATCTTCAATATTCTGCTTCTGTTGTTAGAAATACAAAAGAAACATATTTCCCTGTTACAAATGCACAAGCAAACAATTTATTAGTAGGTTCATCTGTATCAGTTGGATATGGACAATTAAATGATACAGAAACAGGAGTTAATTTAGATCGTGGAGTTACTAATATGCACAAATATGCTAAGATTGTTAAAATCTTAAGTATTGAAACTTTAGATGATAACAATAAGGCAGTATATCTTGATATTGACACAGGATTTGATACTACTCCTATTGTTCTTTCAGATACCGTTACAGCAAATATTACAATGTCAACAATGCCTTGGTATTCTGGAAGTACTGATTCTGTAATTGGACATCACGATGGTTCTCCAATTTCTAATACAGATTGGAAACATGTATATCGTGTCCAGGGTAGAGAATATAGAAATGGTGCTTATGAAATTGCTTCCGACACTGTAATGGTATTTCAGCCAGATTATAGTAAAGATGTATATGTATGTCCAAAAGGAATTGCTAGAAGCTCTGATGAAGCAACTATTAAAAAGATATATACAAAGATAGGTAATATTCCTGCTTCTATTGACGGAAAAGGAAGTGATTGGTGGATTGGCGATTTGACTATTGATACTTCTACTGGTGCGTGGTTTCCTTCTGCTATTGGAGCAAGTGATAAACAGGGTATCGCAAGTAAATTATATTCGGGTGGTACAAGTACTTCTGGAACTAGAGAATATCCTCAAGGCGGTTATCTCTGGTCTGGTTCTTCTGCTGGTTTCCTTCTGTTTTGCGGGAGCTGGCTTGACTGGACGGGCTGGAGTTGCGGCTGCCGCGATTAATCTCCTGGTCTTTAGGGGTGAATTTTTACGAAGCGTAGCGTAGTAAAAAGAGGGGTCTTCCCCTTCTCTCCTATTGACTATACTATATTACTTTGCAAAATAATACAAAAATTAAAATTTAAATATAGGGACTTATGATGCTGGCGGTAATCTCAGGAATGGTTCTAATGCAGGTTTCCATCTGAATTGCAGGAACAGGCTTGACAGGACGAACTGGAATTACGGCTGCCGAAATTGTTTAATTTCATTTTAATCTTTAGCATCATAATTCGTAGACGAAAAGTTTATTGTGATTTATCACACCTTCGCAGATGCGTAAAATTCTTTTTATAAGACCAATCTGTTTACTCTCGTCCAAGGGCAAACGGAAACTATAATACATGATTATAGTTGGGCTTAGTAGAAATTAAAAAACCGAAAAGCCTTTTAAAGACAATCGAAAATGTCTGGACATAAATTTAGAAAAGGATGGTCTTAAAAATACGAAAGGATATTGTAAAAATATAGATATTACAGATAGAGATTTAATAAGTAGAGCTACTTATAATTGTCTTGATGGAAAATATAAAAGAAATGATACACTAAGATTATTTTCTAAGGAATCTGGTTTAACATCTAATCAGGTATATTGTATCATTTATAGATATGGTAAAGAAGCTGTAAAATGGATAGTAGAAAAAATTATTGATACTATTCGCAATGAATTATTGAATAGAGAATTACATTTCCCTCCAATTTGGTATAAAATCAAAATTGATTCATCTTCCTTTAAAGAAAGACGGATTGGAATACAAAATGTAAAACAGCAAATATACGATTATATTGCTGTAGAAGGATTAAAACCTTTCTTTTGTCGTATAGGTGTGTATCAATGTGCGGCTATTAAAGGAAGAGGTTGTTCAAAAGGTGTACGTCAAATAAGAAGATGGCTGAGAAACAAATCGTTAACTTATTTTGCGAAAGCAGATATTAAAAAATGTTATGAAAGTATAGATAGAAAATTATTAATGGAATTTCTTAGAAAGCATATTAAAAATGATATGCTGTTGTGGTTAATTGAAACTATTATTAATACATTTGATAAAGGGTTATCTATTGGTTCTTATTTATCTCAATTTTTATGTAATTTATACTTATCTCAACTATATCATGAAATTAGTCATATGCATAAAATTAGAAAATCTCGTAGAAACAAAACAAGTGAATATATTTCTCTTATAAAGCACCAATTATTCTACATGGATGATATTCTTCTTATATCTACAAATTCTAAAGATTTGCATAAAGCAGTTAAATTGATGATTAAATATGCAAAAGATAAACTAGGATTAATTATAAAAGTTGATTGGTTTGTCTCAAAAATTGATAATAAAGATAAAGAACATGACACTAAATTTATAGATATGATGGGATTTCGTATCTATAGATGGCATACAACTATTAGACGTAGAACTTTTAAACGAATACGACATACATTTTTAAAATTGGGAAAAATGATTGCTACACATAAATTTATACCGTTGGTATGGGCTAGACGAGCAATATCATATTGGGGACAAATTGTAAATAGTGATAGCAATAAATTTAAAAAGAAATATAAAGTAAGAAAGATTATAAAAATTTGTAAAAAGGTGGTGAGTGATTATGGAAAAGGCAAGATTCTCGGAATCTCAGCAACCTGTTAAAATCATTGAAAATGGTGATATGGTTACGGTGTTTATTTGTTTAAATGGAATTGAAAAAACTGATGAAAATGCTTTTGAAGAATCTTCGACAAGTTATATTGAATACGACTACAATGAATTTGTAGAAGAAAAATCATTACTTGATATGGATGATTTAAATAGTAATCCTGAAAACTATTTAAATTACATTGTAAATCCTGAATTGGATAAATTGAAGAATGAAAAGATTGTGGAATCTAAAACATTATTAGCTGAGTATCTATCTTCTCATCCTCTATTTTCTAAAGCAAAATATGAAGAAGGAAGATATTATACAGTTACAGAAGAAAAACAAAGACAACTTACATCAAAAATGGCGATGTATAATATTTATTCTCAACAGTCTCTCTCATATTCTCTTCTCAAGTGGAATGATGTAGGAAATATCTGCGAAGATTGGACAGTTGAAGAATTAACAAAGCTTGCAATGGAGATTGATGCTTATGTAACTCCACTTGTTGAAAAACAGCAAGCGTATGAAAAAATGGTACAGAAAGTATCTAATATTGAAGAATTTAATATGATTGGAAATTTAGTATTTGAATAATATATAGAGTCTATCAAAATGATAGGCTCTTTTAAATTAAAATGAAAGGAGAATTTCAATGGCTTTTTTAGCGAAGGTTAATGGAACTCATGAATATAGATTAATGGATTGGACACCTCAAAGTTTTAAATCCAGTCCTACTTTAAGGCTGATAACATCTGATTACCAGTCAGTTAAAAATGATTTTACAAATATAAAACAATTAGAAATTTATAGTGGAGAAAATTTACTTGCTACTTATTCTGTTTTTGATACAATGGCATCTTCTGCTTCCTTTAATTCCCAGTATTATGAAACAGAGAATAGGTTTGTAGATGTAATTGAAATCTCTCTTATAAAAAATAATATTTCAGAGCAAGTAGATAAATTAAGCAAGCAGATTAATAAAGTTGTAGATATTGAAGAAATGTCTGTGGATGAATATAGAGATTATATTTTATCACAGATTTCAGAGTCAGCACAGGAAGATATTTATGCTGGGGATGTAATCACTCTTTCTGATGGAACAAGCGGAAAATTTACATACAAGATGGAAGATCAAGCGAATCTTACAAGCAGTATTGCTATCATTGATAAATTAATGGCTATACAAGAAGATAGCTCTCTGATTCAGTTGCCATATCACTCATCGGGTCAAAGTTGCCAGTTCTACTCTCCTATTGATATTATTACAATTTATTTTACACTTTTTATGCGTTCTGTAAAAATTCAGACATATACAAATGCAATTAATGTGCTAATTAAACAGGCAGCTACGAAAGAAGAAATTACGAAATTTACTTATGGTATGGAACTTCCTGAAGAAGCACAAGAAAATGTTAATAATATTGTTGCAACAAGTATGGCTGTTATGCAAAAGCTTATGGAGAGTTATCAGCCAAAAGAGAATTCCTCTAATCCTGATGCGAAAGATAACATAGAAGAGAAAACTTCTGACAAATAATTAATGCACTACATTACATAATTTTACAAGATATAAAGGAGAAATAATTTTATGAGCAAAACAAAAACTATCAAATTAATGAACTTAGAAACTTTAAATATTGTTGCATGGTATAAAGATTTTTCTGAAAAAAAGAGAAATAAAGTTTTACCAGTGAGAATTCAGTTTGATTTACAACGTAATGTTATGAAGCTTAATGAAGCTGCCCAGTCTCTTGAAAAATTTCGTGGAGAATTAGTAAAGGATATTCAGGAAGAATTTTTCGGCAATGATGAAAAATCATATGAAGCAAAAGAAGTGAAAACGGATGAAGATGGGAATCCTGTTTTAGATGAAGACGGAAAAGAAGTTATGACAGACGTTAGAAAAATCAAAGAAGAATTTGAGCAGGA